AAGAGCTGACAGCACCATGATCAATCGTCGACGCACACAGGGCCAGCATGGGTAACCAGTGATGAACAGTAGGGTCTGACTGAGTATGTGATCAAAGGGTGGCATACAGCAGGCAGAGAATGCAGACCCCGATTAACGCACGGTTGAATCTGTCGGGGCGTGATCGATAGCGGCGCAGTAGGCGTTGGAGGGCTGTGGTGTGCATTGTGAGTATGTAGCTGGGATCTGATCGTATGGTGTGTAGAAGCGGTTGCCGTATTTTAGTATAGTGGCTCATCCTCTGGATCTTACCAAATGAAACGGCACCTTTGATCCTGCAAACCGTACCGGTCACGTCTAACGACGTCTTTGTGGGTCATGCATGAGGCTCTATGCCACTGTGTCTACCGTGTGTGACCCATCCGTACGGTGTCCAACAGTTCATCAGCTCTGTGTGTGCTTGTGTGAGTGTGTGCTCTCGACAAGTGTGTGATCTGTGTGTGAGTATCGGCCGTATAAAAAGCCGCTTTTCCTGAGATCAACTCCGAGTGTTATGTGTTATGCCGAAGGTGGTGCTGGCCAGCATTGTACGTCTGAGTGCCCGGGGGTGTAGCCCTGGTCAGCGATTGCCCGCATCAGCTGATCCCGTCGGAGTGTGGCCGCTTGCACACAGGCGGAGTAGGTGGGGTAGCGTGTGCCCTCTCGGTCCGTGAGTGTGACACAGGGGTTGCCCAGGGTGCAGAGCAGGATGATGAAGGTGTACATGTGAGTATTTAATCCGGGGCCTTTACCACTGGATGTAGTCCAGGATCCGCGGATCGTTCCCGGGCGGTTTACCACTGGATGTAGTCTGGGCACCGATCGGTGTCTACCACAGCATGTAGTTCCGCACCACCTGGCCGGATAAGTACACACACAATGGCACCACGCACACTGACCTTTATACTCTGCCTCACAGTGGTTGTACTGGGCACCTCCACTGTCCTGCTGTGGTTGGAGACACATGCCCTGTGGCATCAGCTACTCATCCACATCGACCTAGGCACAACCACCACCCGTCCCTGACATGCGGAGACCCACTCCCCACACACTGCGTTGGATCTCAATCACTGCCACTGCCTTCGCATGGGCTTGGGCATGGGCCTGGAGCATAGACATCGTGTTGCACTCCATAGGTCTAGCCCTCGCACTACAGTTGACCGCACAGATATGGGACTCCCGACGATGATGATGATGGACCTGATCGCTGTTGTGATGCTCGGGTCCATCGTCGGGGTGACCTGGCTGTGAGCCGGCTGTGGACGGATCTATTCCGAGTGGCGTTCGGTGTGCTGTTGGTGATCCGGGCCTACCACCGACACAGGTCGCACAGTCCAGAGCTGACTGTGCTGTTGACAGGGTGGTCGCATGTGCAGATCTGGGTCAAACGGGCACTGCTTCGGTGTAACACGGGTATTTTTTTGTCGGTGGTAACGGTTTTGATATTCAGGATTTCGGAAGGGGGGAGGTGAGCAAATCGCCACCCGGGTAATAAAATACCCGTACTGTAACTGGCCGTTTTTGCACATACCTGTTTCTGCACTGCTGTACACACTGACCACCCCACCCAGTACCTCAGATCAAGAAAATTTGCACAGCAGATTTTACACGAGCTGTGTGCCCGTTTCGCGGTATTGTATCTCACACAGCCAACTCTTACGATAGCGTTTGATCACTCGTTGTATCAGCACACTCGGGTGCATGTCCTGTATCTGTGCCTCAGTGGTGCCTCTCAGTTCCAACAGTATGCGGGTGTCCTGGTGTGAGTGTCTCTGCACGAACAATCGGTGGGTGTCAGCCGGATAGTGCAGACCCATGCTCTTGCTGGAATACACCAGATCGTACACACGGCCCGTGTTGTCTGGCAGGTCATCGGCATCGTACAGTCTGTGATCAAAATTCTGGTATTGATCCAATTGGGCCTGCAACTCGGCCAGTGAGTGATAGCCCTGCATGTCCCCCACCTTGCCGTAGCTGTTGTGACGTGTGCGACCCTGTGGGTGGTTGTGTTCGGCCTCTCTGTCCATGAGATCGCACTGTGTGCCTTGTGTGCTGTGCAGGTGTCGAGCCTCATAGGCCAATCCACAACCGATGTCCAGCATGGTGCGTATGGGCGAGCCCAGGAAGCACTGCTCTATTCGTTGCACGTTGTCCTGCTTGTCCCGGAGGTAGTCGTCTTCCTGCCATGTGTTGAACCAGACCATCACTGCTATTTAAACAGACCAGCCACTGTGTACCTCAGATTCAAAAATTTTGCACAGCAGTTTTTTACGGCACACACGACCCTTTCCATACATACGAGCATGATGATTCGTTGCGTTCAACTGACTGTGGCTGTGCTGGCCTGTGTGCTGTGTGTGTTCATAATAGGACCCATTGCCTGTGTGATACAGTGTTCACGCTGGGTCAGATCACGCTGTGACGGCACACCCATGTCGGAGCTGGATGCACACTCCATCAAACCCCTGTGCATAACTGCTGTGATCACACTGGCTGTGGCTGTGCTGTTCACGCTGTGATCAGCGAACAGACTCTGGTTGCATTATAGCTGTGATGTGTTATACTAAGTACAGTTGAGTAAGAGTACACTATCGAGTACGAGAACTAACAAGCCTCCCACCCTTTAATATACCCCCTCACAAAAACAAACAACAGAAGAAAGAGTACACACACTATGAGTAAATCAGGAACAGTAAAATGGTTCAATGGACAAAAAGGTTTTGGATTCATTGCCACAGAAGACAAGGATGTGTTCGTACACATCACAGCAGTAAACGCCGCAGGCATGGACACACTGACAGAAGGTGCGACCATAGCATTCGACATGGAAGATGGTCCTAAAGGTCCTTCAGCCGTGAACCTATCACAGGCATAGGTCTGCAACACGTGCATGACAGCAGTGACCACACAGCAGGCCCGTCGGGGTCAGTCACAGCGGTAACTACTGTCATGGCACGTTTGATTCATTTCACCCACACCCACCGAAACATCACGGCTCCGCTTGCGGTCATTGCAGTGTTGTTCATCACGTTGATCTCACTGTAACGGTTGACACTGTGAGCACATGTGCTATAATATGAGCATATGCCAAGTGTACCCATAGTGATAGAACAGACGAGCAAGGGAGAACGTTCCTACGATATATTTTCACGACTGCTGAAAGATCGCATCATCATGTTGGATGGTGCCATTGAAGAGCACACAGCCGCCGTCATCACATCACAACTGTTGCACTGCGAGTCACAGGCACCCAACCGAGACATCACCATATACGTGAACTCACCCGGGGGTCTGGTCACGGCCGGCATGGCCATCTACGACACCATGCAGTACATCTCCTGTGACATCAAGACTGTGGTCATGGGGCAGGCCTGTTCGATGGGATCACTGCTGGCACAGGCGGGCACCGCGGGCAAGCGATTCATGTTGCCACATGCTCGACACATGATACACCAACCATCAGGGGGTGCTCGAGGACAGGCCACTGACATGCAGATACAGGTGGAGGAGATTCTCAAGATGAAGCGAGAGCTGACCCGGATATACGAGGCACACAACACCCAGGGCAAGACGTTCGACCAGTTGTCCGCTGACATGGAGCGAGACAAGTTCATGTCTGCACAGGAAGCACTGGACTATGGTCTGATCGATCACGTGGTGACCAAAAGAAAAACTGACAGCCAATAATTACTGAGCGTCCGGATTGTGATACAGTAGATCCAATTCCAGGATCTGCACGATGAGTGACTGTATTCTCTGTTGCATCTCTGCTATCTCTGCATACACTCGCAGTCTCTGATTGCCCTGTGTGTATTCCAGTTGATGGATCAATTCCCACATGTTGATCTGGCTCTGCATCAGTTCTTCTCGGGCCACGAACTCGTCGAACTCCAGTTGAGTCACGGACTCTCCAGCCGGCACAGACACACCCAGCATAAGTAATACTAGCATAGAATAAATCAACCAACGCATGGAGTATTTAAATGAAACAACTGATAATAATCTCAGGCCTACTGACACTGATGGCCTGCACAGCAGTACCAGAACCACGAGTTGCACTCGGAAAAAAATGCATAGCAAAAGGTGAACAGGTCACATATTCTTATGTGTGGGTCTATGACCGAAAAACAGGTCTACCAGCCAACACAGTGGACTGCGATTTAATAGACAAGCGGTAACCGTTATTTAGAAGATTTTTTATTTCGATCGATCTTCTCGAAGTCTTTTTGGAACTCACGGTCTTGGGAGGCAGGATCACAGCCACCGAACATACAGCCCAACGCTCGACCAATGTTCTTGGCATTGGCGATGGGATTGGTGGTCACGATGGGTTTCTTCTCCACAGGCACACACGAAGTCAGGCACACCAAGAACAGCAGTGCTGTCAGGTCTGTAGGTGTTTGTTATAATTCATTCAACGTATTTAACACCGGAGTCAGTGGTCAACATGCACACACTGCCCCCGTGTTTGATCGATATGGATTAGATGTTCTTTGGTTCCACTTTGATGTGTTTCAACACCAGGCCTTTTTGCGGACCTTCCTTGATGACATATCCTGTGGTGCCGTTGCCGTTGATTTCGACTTCACGTCTGGCCCTGAACATGGTCTTCTCTGCCTGTTCCTTGAGTTTTGCCGTGCTGTATCGTACCACGTTGTCTTTCATGCGTTCTCTCATAAGTCGCCTCCTTTTTGCTCTAAGTTAGCCACTTTTAACTGATGTGGATCAGCCACTTGTAAACCATATGGATGGTACAGTATTTATATGCAGTGCCTGCATACCTGATATGTGTATATTACAACATGCTGTAAAAAAGTCAACCAGAATAATATGCACACAACCACATTGACATTGATCACCGAATATTGTACAATAACTAACAGTTGCGAACTATTCGCATCTAGCAACAGGAGAAGAAATTGAGCACACTACTAGCAAGCACATTCGTTATTGCAAGGGAAGGATTAGAAACCTATCTGATTGCGATATTGGCACTGGCATCCACCGGTGGCAACCTAAAACAGCAAAAAGTGATATGGAGTGCTATTATAGCGTCTCTGATAGCCACTCTGGCTCTAGCGAGTATAACTGCTCAGGTTCTAGGCAGTCACGCAAACATAGAGCGATTTGAAGGTGTTATAGGTGTGTTTACAGGACTTATACTCGCATGGGTAGCATGGTTCTGTCATGGTGCCGCACAGCACGTGAAACATCTGCCACTGCACAATGCATGGCTGTTGGGACTCGCTGTGTTTGGTATAATGTTCAGAGAAGGAGTTGAAGTGGTGGTGTTCATGACCGGCATAATCATCGATGCCTCGGACATGTATTCGGCAGGTTTGGGCATTTTGGTAGGTTTGGTAATTTTGGGCATGGTCATGCTGTTTTCAAATCACCAGATCAAAAAACTACCAGTTCGAACTGTATTCCGAATTAGTCGTTGGATTTTCAGCATTCTTGCTGTATACTTCTTGTACAACGGTGTTCATGAAATTATTGAACACGGTCTATTGCCCCTTTAGCTCATTTGGTAGAGCAACTGATTTGTAATCAGTAGGTGGCCTGTTCGAATCGGGCAAGGGGCACCACAACGTGGGGGATTAGCTCAGCTGGGAGAGCGCCTGATTTGCATTCAGGAGGTCAGCGGTTCGATCCCGCTATCCTCCACCACTCCTACCATTAAATATCGTTATGAAACACGGACATTACTCGGACAATGAAATACCCAAAAGTGTTGCTGTGGATCGCAAAACGATTATGGATTACACTGTGAACTCATCAGGCTATCGCTGTCCAGAATGGCGACCCTTGCCCAATGGCAAGAAGAATGTGGTGATACTGGGTTGCTCACACACATTTGGGGAAGGTCTAGACGACGGCGATGTCTGGGTGGATCAGTTGCACGGTCGGGTGGACCAAAACAGACTACGTTTCTGGAATCTCGGACAGCCCGGGGCATCCGCGGACAAGATTGTGAGAATACTGTATGCCACGGAGACAGTCCTGTTTCCAAAAATCGTCATCATATGTTGGCCGCTGTGGAGTCGCCGAGAACGGTTAGACAGCTATGCCCAAAGCCTCATGAGTTACGATCTCCTGTTAAAAACAGAAACAGATCTAACAGATCAGAATAATTTTTTAAAAAATGTTTTCTTTGCTGAGAAGTTTGCAGAGCGACAGGGAGCTAGATTGTTTCACTGCTTCGCACAGGATGTGTATGACATACCCAATGCATTGGTCTACGATGACACCAGTCTCGAACTGTGCTGGCCCGAATGGGATAGACATCATCTACCGGGTGCAAAACGAGAACACACGACCTCTCCAAGCCTGGCCAAGGACGGTGTCCACTACGGAGTAGAACATCATAGAGTGTTTGCTGAAAAGTTCTACAATAGATTCAAATCAAAATTAAAGTAATGTCCATGTTCTAGCTATGGGATCTCCCTGGACTCGCTCCAACAGTTCAATAAATTTTTCATCTTTGTAAAAATCCTGCTCTGCAAAATCAATCCCCGTGTTCCAATTTTGTATTTTGTTAAAAAACATTCTGTCGGCATCATACCGGTGTGCCAGTTCCAGCATCAACGGAATCTCTCGCCAGTTGTCTTGTTGCACAACAAAATGCAAATTAAATTTAAAACCGTGTTGTTGTTTTAATGTTTTTGCACTTTCTAAATTTTCTATAATTTTGTCAAAAGATCCGCCTCGTCTTAATTTTTCGTAGGTTGTCTTGGTAGCACCGTCGATGCTGATGTTCAACACATCTAATTTTTTAAACATCGTCTGAAGTCGCAGATGCATCTTTTTAACCAGCAATCCGTTGGTCTGTATGGTGAATCTAACGTTAGGGAGATCTTTGATGGCTTTAACAAAATATCTGTAAATCAAACTGGCAAACGGATCCCCGTCACTGCCCACATGTAAATTAATTGTGTGTGATTGTGATCTCACATATTCAATAATTTTATCCGCCAGGGCATATTTTTTCCTCAATTGGAATTTGTCTCGTTCAAATATCTGGTGTGTGCGACAGCTGGGGCAACTGAGATTGCAACTGTCGTCGATGGCGAGTCTTATGTTTTTTATCTGTTTATCAGGTACACCAACAGGCCACCCGCGGGTGGCGCCGCGGCGTTTGCCACTGGGTGTGATCTCACTATTATCACCACTTAGCAAATAAGAACACTGTCGATTGTTACAGTATCGATAAGATCCATCAGCGATGGAATTCTGTAATTTTTTAGCCATGGCTGAATTTACGATATCTCCCAGTGACTGTGTGTGTAGATTGCCCGCACTCTGTGGCAACCAAGCGGTACACTCGCACAGGTAGCAACTGCCCGCCTTGTCTATCAGCACAGTGTCGTATGGTCGGGGACAGCGGTTAGAAATGCCTAGATTTTTAGCAGTGTCTATGCCGTACCAGTCAAACAGTCTTTTATTGATTTTGATCATGTGTTAACGCATATTTAATTCCACTAGCAGTTATACCAAAATAATTAATAGTATGGAACTAACTCTTTGTGATAATCAACAGTTACAAAAAATAACTCGTTACGCAGGACAGCACAGACACTACGATATTGAGATAACCAACAAAAACGTATTCTCTCACACATTCGATTATCAAGAAAGTAATGTGGACGAGTATGTGATTAACAATGCTGTTGGGATCAGTGGCAGTCGCTCGCATCATTATTTTGGTATTATAAAAAATCAAAACTATTATTTTACAGGATGGTGCAAAGGAAACAAAGCGTCCAGGTCAGCCAGCGACTTCTGGAAAATACTTCCTGCAAACAATATAGGAGCAACAATATCAGTTGATATTAACAACAAGAACACAGTTGAATTTAACGAACCGGTGAATTTATTATTCAGTATAAATGCTTATTGGCACTGGTTCTGTGAAGACTTACCATTGTTTAAATTTTTAAGAACCAACTCTTATAAAATTGTAACCAACAAACTGTCAGCCTGGCAACGCGAGTCTATAAGTTTTTTCCCAGACATAGCAGAACGTGTTGTGGAGGTTGAAACACCTGCAGTGATCAAATCCCCAGAGCTCCATCTATTTTCTAAACCCGACAGCGGAGCAGGAAGAAATGCCAGCTGGGTTACACATTTTTTAAAAGAAAATTTTAATCCGTCCACCAATTATACACCTAATAAAAAAATATACATCAGTCGTAACGACGCACAAGCTCGTGCAGTAGACAACGAAGATGAAGTGAAAAGTTTTTTATCTGCAAAAGGATTTGACTTGTACGATAACTTCGCACAGTATTCTCTGCAACAAAAAATAGATATGTTTAATCAAGCTCAATTGGTAGTAAGTCCTACAGGAGCAAATCTTTGCCACTGTTATGCCATGCAACCAAACACCACGGTGATAGATTTCAATCACGAGTTTCTGCTAACTGACGAGCACTGGTACAATAACATTGGTAGTGCGTCGTCTTTAACATGGAAGACGTTTGCGGCCGGCACCGGTAAGAGGAATCTGAGACCTAGAGAAAGAAACAGGAACCTTGTGGTTGACTTAAATACCTTAAACAACACAATCAAAAATGCCGGATTTTAGACAGCAAGAAACTGACAACACATACGAGCTTTGCAAAAATCATATTAAAAAATTTAAGCATGCTATAGACATTGGTTGCGACGTGTTTCAATTTGCTGGAAAACTAGAAAAAGACTTTGAGCACATTCATTGTTTTGATTTTAGAAATAAAGAAAAACAAATAAATTCATTTGTTTCTAATCCAGACAAAATAACATTTTATCACACAGGACTGGGAGAAATCAAAGATACGAGATATACTAAACCCGGTGTAGGAAGAATAAAAAGTGATGTGCCGCACGGAAACTCTACAATGAAAGTTCCAATTAATACACTAGACTCTTTTGGTCTCTTTGAAGGCATTGACTTTATTAAGATGGATGTGGAAGGATACGAGCCCAAGGTTATACTAGGCGGCATGCAAACTATAGAAAAAAATAATCCAGTTATATTATGTGAAATAAACCGTGGAGATTTTACGGCCAAAGACTTATTAGAAAACATTGGTTATAAATGTGTTGACGTCTATTACAAATTAGGACAGCCACACGATTATCTATTTGTTAGATAGCTCGATACCGTTGCGTTTAAGGAAACTTAATATTCGTTGTTTTGTATGATCCACAGTTTTTTTTCTGCCCGCGGCATGAAAAAAATATATTTTTGGTGCGTCGCTAAAGTAAGCTCTTTTATAATTAAACTTCCAGCTCAGTCGTTCAATCCCCACAGCACTGTTACACACTGCCCACAACAATATATCTCCGTCGTGTGTGTCAAACGTTTGATATTGTTCAATCCACTTTTTAGTTTTCTCAACCACGTGCTTGTTTAGTATAAACACTCCAGGCTGGAATCCTCGTTGCTTAATAATTTCAATGTCGGTGTTGGTAACCAATCCTTGCTGTAGTTGGTCGTAGTGTTCTTGGCAAGAAGCATTTTGGAATTTATTTGATTCGCACACTTTAAGAGTTTCTATATTATTATACTGTGCAAACACATCCGGTGCACCGGGCATGGCAAAAACATCTGAGTCTACATACAGTATCTGATCATAACGTTCCCACCACGTGGCATCCAGCCACAGATCAAATCTTTCAAATGTTGGATGTCTATATTTTAATTTTGGTTGGGTTATTAATTGGTAGTCACAATTGTACCTTTCAGCATATGCTCTAAAACTCTGCTCGCTGAGTTTGGCAAAATTATCCTGCTCGTTGCTGAGATTGTTGTACTCGGGATCTGAATATAATCTCGGATCTATAAAATATTGAACGATGCAATTTCTCATTTAGTCTGCCGGAACGTATAGTCTGTCATTTTTAGTTGTGTTACAAATATATTTGTATCCTAGTTTTTTTAAGTATTTGTCTGTTTTTTTACTTTCGTAATTAAAAAATTTTTCTGTCAACTCTCGCTTATGGAACTCGACAATCATCACAGGCATGTGTTTTTTTATAGTATGTTCTCCCCCTGATAACACAAAGTATTCATATCCTTCAGTATCAATAATTATCATATCAACCTTTTCAACATTCAAATCGTCGAGTCTTTTGATTTGATATTTTTTATCATTTCCTAATAGGTCAATATGTGTTGCTACAGAGTTCTCGTTTTTAGAAATAGCCACTAGTTGTTCAGTATTTCCTAATCCGTAAAGATGTTGTACAATATTTTCAATATTGTGTTTTTTTATATTTGCTGTGAAACAGGTAGATACATCATTATCAAAATCAAAAGTATGTACTGTGTTGAATTTTTCTGCGAGAAATTTAGTCTCAAATCCATAATTAGCGCCAACTTGTAAAACACAGTCTTTTTGTTTGACATGTGTTTCTATTATTTCACCTAGTTTACTGTACTCATTAAAATTATTATAGAAGTTTTTTTCAGTTTCTAATATGTTCCATCCTTGATAATCTTTTGTTTTCATGTTTGATGTCCGATTAGAAGATTACCGCCTGTGACATTTAAATAATTGTTATCTGCCCATTGGTGGTGTAATATTTGATACCACCCCCATTCTGCTCCTACTAAATTTTTTTCCTTAAACAGTTTTTCAACATTTTTTAATTTGTATCTAGGATGAATTATAATATGATCCCACAGGTACGGCCCTGTGCATTTTTCACAATCTTTGTAAGTGTGCGTGTGTAACGGAGAATCAACATCTTTGCCCGGCGCACTTCCGGCTATACCGATCACTGTTCCCGTAACTGCTTTCTCTATTAATGGAGTGAAATCAATTTTGGTCGATAATAAACTATCGTATCTCAACTTTATTATGGTTTTGTATTTTTTAGGCAGTGCATTTGTTAACCAATAATGAGCTAAAATTTGTTTTGAATTATTTTTAGTTTTTTCTAGTAATCCGGGTTTTCGAAATATTTTTCCATCTGCGGTTTTTGTGTATCTTCTCCATATCTTACAATCTGGTTTGTATTCTGTATCTAGTAGATTGTGATAGTCATACTGTGGTTCATTAAAAAAATAACAGTCAGTCACATCAAGCGGCGGATACCCTGTCCACTGCATATAAAAAAAATCGTATGGAAAAACTTTTTTGGCTCTTTCTATTGCTTCTTTGTAGCCTTCTCTGGCTAAACCAGATACGCAGACAGCAACTTCGTCTGCACGAATCATTTTGTGAAACCCCATTTGGCAATAGCCTGCTCGTATTCAATGCCGTGATTCTTGTCCACTGCTTGTCGCATTGCTCGAGCACCTGCAACTGTGCCTCCTGGGTGTCCGTGTATGGCTCCGCCAGCGTTCGCTAGATAATCTACGCCTGCTATACTATTAACCTTCTGTACTAGCCCTGGATTAAATCCGCAACTCAGTGCTGGTGCAGTATTTCCGGCTCTCAGTATTTCTAAACACTTTAGTATCTCTTCAGGATTGTCGTTGCTGTAGCCGCCTACCATTCCGGTTTGAATGGTGTCCACACCCATCAGTGTGGCTAGCTGACACATCACTGGCCAACTGATACTGAACCGGTGATTCACATCTGTTGTAACTTTTGCACCACTGCTCTGGTAATGCAGGAACAATGGTAGATCTAATTTCCTGATACTGTTGTAAGCGCCATATCCACTGAACACGTTGATGTGTACTCCGTTGCCGCCCAGCTCGTGAACACGCTTCACACGATCGGTCAGCACGTGTGGGTCACAGTTGATAGTGTGACAGAACACGATTTTACGACTCTGTTTGGCCAGATAATTTGCGATCAGTTCCACACGTTGGTCTAATGGACAGATCACAGGGTTGACCATTATCTCGTCTTCTTTGATAAAGTCCACTCCTCCGTCCACCATCTGTTTGACCATCTCCAATAAAATAGTTGGAGTTATCCCTATCTTGGGTTTGACTATACCGCCGAGCAAAGGCTTGCCGTGCTGTCCTGTAAATTCTCTTATTCCAGATAGACCAAACTTGGGTCCAAGGAAATGTTTGGTCACTGTTCTAGGTAGGTCCAATCCTACCAATCTGCATTTTGTGATAATATCAATATCTATGTGTCCTCCCATCAGCTGGCACAGCATGTGAGCCATTCCGTCTGTTGCCCAATCTGTGTTGACCACAGGAAATGCAATCTTTACAAGTCCTTGTGTTTGTTTTTCCAGTTTTGTTTTCTCTCCAACTATCACACAACTGTGGTTTTCAAACAGCTCGTCTGTCTCCCATCTATTACGCACACTCGGATTGCCCACGCTCTGACCGATCGCAAGTGCCCACGCGGCCTCCTTGAGATTGGCACTGCTGGCCATGTCATAGGTGGCTATGAAATATTTTTCACGATCTATATCTGTGTTGTAGAATAACATTATTTGTCTTGCCGGTGGTTGGCCAAGAAGTTGTTGAGTTCCTCCGGTGTGCCCATACCCCACATTGCATCCACCTGACTGACTTTTATTTTTTTACCATCCTGCACAGCTTCATTGTACACAGGACACACATAAAATTCATTGTTGGTTCTGATGTCCTTTGCAATCATTTGATCAGCGTATTTCACAAAGTCTGATCCTCGTTTCCAATGATAGATGCCCACTGTGGCATTGTTTGATATGGGATTCTTCTCAGCAACCTCTGTGACATATCCATGCTCGTCTATCTTTGCAAAACTGTGTTTTGGATGCACACTGTTGAAAGTCAATATGCCTCCATCTGAGTCTTCGTGATTGAATGAACCAATTGTTTCAGTGCTGTTCCATTCTATCCATTGATCTGAATTTGAGATTATCAAAGGTTCGTTGTTGTCGATCAATTCCCGAGCCTGTAATATAGTGCAGGCCGCTCCCTCGGTTAAGCCGTCTATTTGCACAATAGCACAGCCAGGTGCAATCAACGTCAACAGTCGTTGTAGATCGTATTTCTCGTAGTGTGACTTCTGTACCAGGAAGATGTACTGTCCTTGTAGGTTTAAATTCTCCACCACTTTAGCAATCATGGGTTGTCCTTTGACTTCTATCAAAGGTTTGGGAAATGTGTAGCCGGCCTTTTCAAATCTAGATCCAGCTCCTGCCATTGGTACTATTATTTTCATTGTGGTTGCTCCTTGTATTGTTTGACATTATCTCCGCAGATGCCTGCAAACTGTTTCCAGTCATCTCTCTGTTCCGGATGCACACATATGCATCGTTCGCCACCCGGTTCTCCCGGATATGCCCAGATGTACCCACGACTTGTGATGGTGTACCTGTCTTTGTCATGCCAAAAACAGTGTATGTTCTTTTTAATGAGTTCATGTAGTGCTGTGTGGTCCTTTGCGTGTACCCACAAGGGATTAGACTGTAACCACCCGGGTGTTACTGCTTCTCCTGGCACATCGTGTCCTAGATAGAAATATTCTCCGTCCCATTTGCAAATATCAATTTCCACATCAAATCCGTCTGCAATTGCTTGAGTAATGTATGAAACTGTGTTTTCCTGTGCAGTGTCTATACCGCTGGTGTTCCCTCGGTGAGCAATGTATATCATTATATGTGTATTTAACTTTAACCAGTGAGAGTCAAAAATCTTACGCTGTGTACGCTATCGCTGTTTAGAAAATTTACGCTGACGCTTTCTAAAAAATATTGGCGCTCCGCTGTTAACGACCTTTGAAGTACTTCTCTATCTTGTCTGCTTCGTCTGTGTGCTGTTCATGGTCAGGCAACGGATCTTTTTTCTTTGTGATCACAGGCCATTGTTCAGCATATTTCTTGTTGAAGTCCACCCAATCACCTGCGTCCATAGGTTCTATAGCATCAACAGGACACTCGGGTTCACACACGCCACAGTCGATGCACTCGTCAGGATTGATAACCAGCATGTTCTCACCTTCATAGAAACAGTCAACAGGACACACCTCAACACACGATGTGTGTTTGCACATCACGCACTTGTCGTTAACTATGTAGGCCATGCAGGTATTTCCAACTGATGGGAAACTGTTCAGCACACAAGTCTCTGATCTGATCAGCTACCTGTTGAGTTTCTTGTTGTGTGTCTTTGGCACATCTTAGATTGCACACTCGAGCAAATGCGTATAGTGTTCCAGACCATATCCATTCAGTCATCATGCTTTGTGGCAACACACTCCTTGCTTGTTCCGGTGCAATGCCTTTTGAAATCATTGTGTTGTAGATAATCAAGCACTGTTGCGTTACTGTGTCCAACATGTGTTGATCTGTGAGATCCAACTCCACAATGCCTGCGGATCCTTGTTTGGAATCTTCTGGTCGACCTCTCCATTCTTTTGTCTCGTACAGTTCTGGATCATTGGAAACATATCTTCTAGAAACTTCATTCCACACAAGACCCACTTGATGTTTGACCAGCTGTCGAGCAACGAACACAGGTGCTTTGATTCGAAACTGTAGACTTGCATGAGCAAATGGTGACCAATGATTGTGTTCTGCTAGAAACTTAATAAGTTTTTCATCTCGTGGTTCAAACTCGTCTTTGAATTTTGCATAAGAAACCCTAGCCGCATTTACTACAGAAAGGTCTGACCCCATTTTATCTACCAGTTCAACCTGCATCATTGTTCTTCGTCTGAGTGTAATTCGTTCAACAACTGTCGTAGTTTGCCGCCTTCAACTGTGGCTTTTACTTTGCCAAAGTCGTCACCTTTACGAGGATCAATTTCTTCTTTGCGAGCATCCTTGGGTGTGTCTGTGGAAACCTTACTCTTTGTTTTTAAGGAATCATACATGGCTGTAGCAGTTTTTTTATAGTGCTGTCCAGAATCTGCTTCTTCGTCTAAATTCCTAATTCTTAAAGTGTCTAAATCAAATTCCAAATCCACCTTTTGTCCAACACCAGAACTGCTTCTAGTCTTCATGAACTGTATTTGATATCTGCCTCGTTCTTTCATTGCTCGACTTGTAAAGATACCAATCACGTTGTCTGCTGTTTGTACTTTGGACAATCCTCCTGATATATGCGAGTGATCGAACTCAATCTCTTCCACAGATGCTCTGTTCAACTGTGATGCTGTGACCATTAACATCTTGGATTCTGCTCCGTAGTTTCTCAACTCTTCAGACACATACTTGTCTTTGATGAACAGATCTGCCGGTGAAATCTTTTTAGACTTGGGCATCATAAGATCCAAATAATCTATTAGAATACAATCAATTTTCTTTTTGTTCTTGAGCTCCAACTCTTTAATATATGCTTTAATGTCATTAACATTGCTACCACTGGGTAGATATTTTATCTGTAGATTACCTGATTTTTTATGAAGCATTTTAATTTTCATTTCTACATTGTCAATTTCTGGAAATATTTTTCTTGTGGGCACGCCGGACATCATTGCGTCTAATCTCATCGCTACCAGTGCTTCACTTAATTCAAAAGATACGTAACACACATTTAGTCCTGCCAACGACCAGTTTACTGCAAGGTTCTGTAAGAACAACGATTTACCTGCTCCTGATCCTCCTGCAAAAATATTAAGTTCGCCTCGGTTGAATCCGCCAAACAGTTTCTTGTCCACAGATGCCCAGCCTGTGCTGATTTGACCATTGGAGTTTTTAAGATGTTCCAGTCTGCCTTTAGGATCTTCAAAATAATCTGTGCCTAGATCTCGTGTGAGACTTATGCCCACAGCTTCTTTGATCTTGTCTTCCACAGGCGCATAGTCACCACGCTCTAGTAGGTCAGCTGATTCTAATATTGCTCGCTCCATGGCTTTGTGCCGAGAAAACATTTCAAATTCGTCCAACAACCAGTTAAAGTGTGCAGGGTCAATCTCTCGAGCAGTTTTTAATTTAATATCATGAGGGGCATTAACCTGATCTACTTCAGGCATTACTTTGTACTCTTCTACATAGTCCTTGATAAATTTTGCAATAGGCTGTAATTTCCTGTCAAAACTAGCAGGATCAAATATATTCTGAGCTCGAGCAAATGATTCAGCATCTGCCATCATCATTTCTAAATATAGTTTCTGTACGTCAAATGTATAATCAGTCATTTCTTATTCCACATTGTATTTTACAACATTCATGAGCAGAAGTAAATTGTTTTGTTGAGGCAAAAAACTCTTTTATGCTGTTGTTTTCAAGTATTTGAGTTAATGTGTTGTCTCTTATGTTAAATGATTTTTGTTTTGGTGAGAATACCGATTTGTATCTATATCGATATGTACCCATCCAACAACACGGATAAAAGTCTCCTTCGGCATCAATGTATAAGCTAGATGCTGGTATACCTTTTTTTAGACAAGACGGAGACATATTCGATTTATATGTTGCATCTACCAATACTTTTTTTTGATGCTCGTAGTAATGGTCAATATATTGTTTATCCGGCATTAATTCTTTATTGCCTAACCATCTATCACTTCTCGTTAATTTAAATTCGTCAAACGATAATTTTTTACTCATTTTTATAGCTTCTGCTATCTGATGTTGGTTGTGTTTGAAAGGAATAAATTGCCATACCATTTTAAAATTTCTAGTTTTTAATACTGTTACAGCAGTCATAATTGAATTCCACTTAGCATTCTTTCTGTATAAATGATTGGTGTCTGCTAATCCATCTATTGCAAATACTATGGAATCATCATTTGTTAACATGTTATTGAGCTTCTCCCACCATGCTTTTGTTTTTGCCGACCCGTTTGTGTGTATGTGCAGGCTACAATTGTTAGCTTTAAATTTTTTACAAAGCTCTAAGAATTTAGAATGATATATTGGATCACCGTTGTTGCCGCATAAATTTATATCTGCGTTGACTCCTATAAACTTTACAATGTTATCCACATTGATTTCGTGTAAGTTTCTTTTTTTAAATGTTTCGTAAAACCAAGTTCGGTCACACAACGTACATTCTAAAGCACATTTACTAGTTGGTTCTATGTGAAAACTAACCATGTATTTTCCTTGTCAATCCTATCTTCAATTTACTAGTCTCTGTTGTTTTCAGTATTGATTGTATAGTAAACAGTCTTCCGTATTTTAGTACTGCCTCGGCCACATCAGTTACCCCAACACCCCATTCTGGAAATGCCACACTCCAACCAAATTCCATGGCTTGATCTATTAATTTCCGTCCGGCTTCGTCTTGATCCGGCACAACAATCACTTGTCTGTTCAATCCGTTTATCAGCTCTCGCTGTGTATCATTTATCTCTGATCCCAGTATACTCACCCCAGATATGGTAATTGCATCAAATGGTCCTTCTGTTACTATCACGAACTTCCTTGACCAATCCTGAGCATCCATGTTGAACACATAGCCAGGCTGTGTCTCTGTCCAATATTTCATTTCTTTATTGCGAGTATCAAACAGTCTTCCTGTGTACCCCACTGTTTCTCCTCGCCAGTAAAATGGTATTAATAATCGTCTATTGAAATTTCCTTCTTGCACAGGCGAGTAGTAAAAATCATACCATTCTGCTCCAATGCCTCTTTTTTTGAGATAGTTCAATAGTTGATCTATCTTTTCATATTGAGGCTGTGTGAGATCGTTGCCCACATATTTTTCCAGCCAATAAGACAGATGTTGTGAATTCTTTGGCAGTGTTTTTTTCTTGAAGTCTACAAATTTTTTCTTTTCAAATGCGGTCCCGGTCTCTTCATGGCGCATGGCTTCTAGAGCCAGTTTCTTTATCACATCATCTGCAATACCCAACCATCCCATAAACTGTTTTAGTTTAAGAGATAATCTGCGTCCAACCATGTACGATGCTTTAAAACTACAGTTGAAACAGTGGAAACTCACAGTGCCATCTGCTGATGTCATTATACCACCACGTTTCCTTTTGTCGGCCGAGGTGCCATTGTGTATGCAACAGGGAGCATTAAAAGAAGTCCACCCAGAAGGGGTTTTCTTTCTACCTGCAGGCAAAGCAGTCAGAATAGTTGACTGGATTAAGTTCATTGTACTAGTTTACTGTCTATATAGGATTTTGTCAATCACACCGGTATTACCACTAGTGTTCGTCCATTTGAATCGAACATTTTGTAGCACACCTGTGAAGTTGTAGTATGTGATTGTGTCTGATGAGGTAATATTATTTGTACCAATTGTAAAATAATCTGAATCTCCGGGAGCAGTAGAAACCATTGTGCCTTCTATGACCAAAGTACCTGCAAAGTTTTTTGGATAAACTGCAACAGTGTGCAGTGCTGAATTGTTATTGATTCCGGGCTTTGCCTCCACAGCAGACGATGTACTAGTAGAACCAGATCTGGTAAAATTAGTAATGTTTTCGCTGTTGGTAAACTGAGGATATCCTCCGGTTAATACTTCTGCTGTGCCTGCAGAGTTATAAGCAGTGTCGGTAAAAGTCACTGTGCGTGTGCCATCTGAGGACACTTCTCTGATACTATAATTGTAAAATTTGGCGTCTAGTTGCAACAAATCCCCCTCTGTAAGCGTCACACTTGCCTGTCCTTTGGTCGATGTACTCGAACCGTCGTCTAGAACAGTTAAACTGCGTGTTATTACAGATCTGTTTGTTTCTGTGTCTATTAGGTTGAATTCAAAAGTTTTAGAGTCTACAAATTGCGATTTTTGATCCTCATTTTTAAACGTAAATGTGATAGGATTAGACACTCCTTTGTATATTTTTAACTGTCGATCGTACACCTTAGAGTTCCTTCCGTGATAACCATTTATGTAGGCTATTACCATGTTGGAAAGTAAATACCTTGACACTGTTTGCATAGCACATATTTAACAGTATTTATTGGAAACATATGAACGAAGTTTTTGAAACACTAGGTAAAAAATTCCCATTTCTGTCCCTAATACGTAAGGGTGATCTAGAATTTGTGGGTATAATACAAAACCAGGACAATCAAGTGACCAGTTTCTATGATTATGGCAGATTGATGCTACCGCAAGACAAGGCTCAATTCCTCAAATTAGGAGAAACTTGGTGGTGGGAATCCAACAGAAAAATACCCATCAATATTTTCTTAAGGCAAGACTTCCGATATTTTAAGACTTCTCTGGTAACTCTTTCTACAAAAGATATTCAGATAGTGCATGGACCTATAGTAAGATTAGATGATATTGCCAAGAAACGTATTAAAAGAAGAACTATCCAATTGATGCGCCGGCCTATTGCATAGGCACAACATACACACTGTTGCTTAATGTGTGATATGTTATACTCACACCTTTTTCCTGTTCCCAATATTCCCTTCTCCGTTTGATCCAGTCTGTCCAATCTGTGTTGTCTAGCTGTATAAGATAAGGGTTATTTTCAGAAATACTTTGTTCAAATATTTTTATCATCTCAATATCCATCATGGTAGTAGGCGACGAAGATAGATTTACTGTGATGTGATGAGGAGTTTTAGCGTTGTTGTTTTTTGAGTTGTACACTAAAAAACTATTTATCAGTTTTTCTGTTTTGCTATGAGATTCATTTGTACCACAATTGCTTGAGCATAAGCCACTGCGTGTGATTTTTTAAAAAAATAAGAGCCGTCTGTGGGACGTACCCATACGTCTTGTAATATTTCTGACCAATCTTTATACATCAGTCCTCGTTTGGCAGGTCGTATAATTGCCAGCACTGCCGCAAGTTGTTCTATAGTTCTAGGTTCTAGTTTTGAAACAATATCATAATGACCATTTATGTGGAAAAGTTGATCCACTGTGCTCTTGTCTTTCAGCGAATCCCAATTAGGTTCTGTCAGCATCAGCTCAACCAGCTCTTGTTCTGACGTTACATCTTTGTAGATGTTAACATTAAGGCAATCAATTTTAAAATAGCCTCGCTCCTCTGCTTTCTTGTAATCCAAACTGCAATGTCCTGTGATTGGATCCTGCGGAGCAGAATGGAAGTACACACCAGTTTTGTGTTTTTCAGATTCGTCTTCCTTTATAATTGCCGCGGGAGTGTGCTTAAATAATTTTAATGCTTGTTCTCTGTTAAAAAAATCTATATCTACATCTGGCATTAGTTAATTTTCTTCCACTGTTTGAATTTTATTTTACTGTTTCTTCCTTGGTATTTTTCTCCAGTTTCTGTATCGAGCAAAATCCATTTGTTGGGTTTCTTTGTATAAATTTTAAGAGTAAGCGGGGTTTTCAACTTCAGCATTAGTTTAATTTCTTTTTAGTTTTTTGTATCAGCTCAACAGAAGCATCAGGATTGAATAACTCTAATACTTCAATTACCTTGTCATATCCTGGGGTCTTGTCTAATTCATTTTTAACTTCAGGCATAATCACTTTTCCTATAGTACCGTCTGCTCTTATAACAATCACACTGTCGCCGGGTTGTATTTCTAAACTGTCGTCTATTTCTTTTTTATTCAATGTGTGCCTCCTTGGCTGTTTCTTGTACAAACAACACATCTGCAGGATAGTTTCTAAACTTGTTGTTCCAGAACGTGGGATCAATAAATCTCTGTACCATTTGTAATTGTTCATCTGAAAAAGAGTTTAACATTTTTTTTCCTGCCGAACATCCTAATATTAACCATGGAGATATACTGCCTTGCTGTATGTGTGCCACTGCTCTTGTAGTATTAACCAATCGAAAATAATCTGACCATTGCACATTCTGCTCGTCTGCCCATTCCATCATGGTTTTAATAGATCGTTGCATGGCAGATTCTAACGGTTCTGATTTTAAGGTGTCAATAAGATAAGTCTCATATAAATCATCTCTGGCCCAATGATCCAACTTGATTTGTGATCGTATCACATACTCTATGTATTTTTCTGGATACAGTGGGTGGATATGCATGATGAATCGACCAAACTTAACAAATGCATTATAGTAAGACGAATCACAGAACTGATCGTATGTCTTTGGTTTGCTGTTATTTTGATGTACTTGATAAAATCGCTGGAATACCATGAATCCATTTTGTACCCATTTCTCGTTCTTTTGTAGATGTCTTCTTTTAGGTTCGCACACATGGACTTGTAAGGTACGTTCTTTTTGAAAACTCTTGCCGCAGTACGTACAGGTCTTAAGACTGTTGTCCATGTGCCTCTAACAGTTCTTCTAATTCTCCATCGGTGATTATTTTATCCAACGTTTCGACGTCGTCTTCTTTCATGTATGGAAAAATATCCAATAACTTTTGCATACTCTTGTTGGCTGTTTTTTTCATTGGTTTAACCCATGGATGAAATTGTTGTTGCAGTGATCCACACATAGCAGTTAACAACCAACAGAGTTTTTTATGTTTGCTGGACAGTGTGAATAGATGTTTGTTCACACATTCGTTGATCATCTCGACATAGTGTTCTTGATAAAACTTGTCTCCAGACACAGAACTAGCATACCTCATAATCATGTATGGAGAATATAGACTTCGTTCTTTGTCGTCAATACGATCATAGTAATCCTTATTACGAAAATCCACAGCCTTCATTCCGCTTCTTAATTCAAAGAATTTTCTGTTGTCTTTTTTAGTGGCCATATTTTAAATTATACATTGTAACATGTTTTTGAGAATTAAACTCGAGTAAAACGTGTGTGTCATTGTTATGAATTTTTTTTATTTTAATGTGTTTGCTTACTTCTTCAATGTGTTCGTTTACTTCCTCGAGATAATTACGATCCATTATAACCATTACTCCGTCACAATCTAACACAGGTTTTTTGATTTTTACACAATTTTTTCTTACCATACAGAACTCCAATCTATGGTTTCTGATTGACGAGATATATCTTTAACAAAATAAGCACATTGCGGATTATCTCCATCCTCTAGTGGCACTGCCAGTATCTGTCCTGATTTGAGTTTAGGAAAATACCATTTTACTTCGTTGTAGATATCTACAATGTCTACTTCTTCAAACTCAGGTCTAGATCCTGTTAACGGATTAAAAATAAATGCTTCAAAGCCACGATCGTTTAAACTGGTAATAGGTAACACGTACATCTCTCCCTGCTCGGCATCGCCGATGATCATTTTCCAATCCAGTGGCATTTTAATTTTACGATTGCCAATCTGTAACACTGCCGCCGGAGCATTGAAGCTCTCGAGGAATATTAACGGTATAAAGAAGTGGTCTGGATCAGTAGGATTAGAATTATCAAACACAGAAAATCTTAGACTGTCGTCGACATATTCAGGTATTGTTTCTAACTTGTATGTTTTATTTTCTATTGTAAGGATTTTCATAATTTATCTTATCTATATTATACGGATAATTGGCCTCTTTGTAAAACTTTTTCCGCTCGGTAAGATGTCTTTTTGCAAATTTACACGAACTGGTTATATCCCATATTTGCACAGAATCTTTGTCTTCGGCTTTACGAATACCTCTTCCTATGCTCTGGATGACTCTTACAAAGCTCTTGCCGGGCTCTATTAGGACAAGATTAAAAATACGAGGAATATTAATACCCACACTGGCAACTCCATATGTGGCAATAATAATTTTATTTGTTGCAGTAGACACTTCATCGTAGTGCTCCTTTCTATCTATGTTTTTGGTTGATCCTGAAATAAAAATTGAATCTTTTAATTTCTTTTCTAGCATTTCTCCAGCTGATATTCTGTCTACTAGAATTAACGTGTTACCAGACGTGGAAATATTTTCCGCAGTGCCGGCAATCCATTCTATTCTTGTTTCATCTGTGGTGAGCCATTTTAATTCTTCTTGATAATTTTTAAATGCAGGATGATCTTGAGTTTGTAGAATATTAACTGTGCATTGTGCCAGTACTCCTTTGTCTTGTAATTCCTTAGCGGCAATACGATTGACCACTTCACCTATAGCACATTTTAACCCAAAGAATTCAAAATCTGCCTTGGGCACCGTACCGGTTAATCCCCAACGTATACCACAGTGAGCAAATGGTCCAGTCAACATTCTTTTCAAAACATCTGCCTTGGCCATATGCACTTCGTCTATTATAACTGTATTGATATCTTTAATTGCTTCTGCAAATGCTTCTGAATCTTCGTCCTTGCTTTTCTTCTCTAGCACATTCAATGATTGCCAGGTTGCAATGGTGTTCTGTCTGCCTAGCTCTTTTCGATCACCATAGTAAACTCCCACATCGAGATTACAAGTAATAAAGTCTTCCTCTGTTTGTGTTACAAGACTTTTGTTTGGAACAATAGTTAATGTCCTTCCATAGTCCTCAACAAGTTTGCACAACGTGGCTGTGATAATAGTTTTACCTGCTCCTGTAGCAATCTCCTGTATGCATTGAGGATGTTCTAAAAATTTATTAATAGTTTCTACTTGATAGTCTCGCAATTCAATAGGTTGTCCTGCCATTGGATGAGACTCTGGCCAGTTAACATCTGACATATGATCTTTGTCTATCCGTTTGAATTCAAAGTTGTGTGGAGTGCGTTCGTCTACAAGTTCCACATATACTCCTGCATCTTCCAGTATGGGCAATACCTGAGACACTAGAGCAAGATACGTGGTTCCTCCCAGTCCAAAGAAACTGATCTTGCCGTCCCATCTACCCAACTTTACTGCAGGCAAATGACGAGCATAAGGTATTTCAAATTTAAATTTATTGTGTAATCGTTTACGATGATCCAACGACAAGTCTTCAAACTTGACATTTACCTCGTCTTTAATTACCAGTCGACATGAGCTCATATTTGTACAATGTTAGTTTCTAAGAAACCAGGTTTCTTACTAACATAATACAGTCTTTTTGGAAGACTATCAACCACCCTGGCCAGTGAGTCTGTGTGCATAGGCCAATATTGCGTGTCTTGCAGAGCAAAACCACAACGCAGTTGTGTGTCTGACTGTAGTAGTCCTTTTGGTATTTTGTTTCTCATTATTACTAGTTTGGTATTTTTGTCTATGTGTTTGAATGATTTTGATTGTAAAACCAACCCCCGCCAACGTTCTTGCATTAGTTCTCTTTCCTCCATGGACGATTCCTTGCCGTATGTAAAATCGCCGTTCCCGGCATACCACATGTCTTCATGGGTTGTGTGACTGTTATTGATGCTTGGCGGGTCTTCGAGTGTTACTCCCCAAGCAATTTGTTCAGGAGAGTATCCCATTTCTTCAAATGCTTGATACCATCTTTCAAACTCTTCTATGTCTTCAAATTTTTCCAACATACCACTCATGGGTACCATAGCAGGAAATGCATCCAGCTCTTCCAGAGCTTGCAAGAATTCTACTCGAGAATGCTGTTGCCGATTAATCCACAAACTAGTGTGCATGGATGTGGCAATTCGTTCTGCTAACGTATTCTTTTCTGTTACTGTACGTGGTATTGAAGATGGTATAGATAAATTTTTTAGCACATCAAATTGATGCAGTGTATTTTTATTTTTATAATTGGTGTTCCACCATTCTGTTAAACTCTCGTTGGCATTCTCCATAATGATGTTATTATTTTTTTGTGTGATTACTGGGGGGCGATATGCTAATTTTTCTTTTTTAATTTCTTCAAAGTCGTTGAGTATGTGAGGGGTCACAATTTTAAAATTATATCTTACAGCTATCAGTGTTGCATAGTAACAGGTCAGCTCGGTGTACTGCATGGTCCATTTTTTAGATTCGCCGTTGTATGTTGCTGGTACAAACTTGTCTGCTTTTTTATTTTTAAGAATTCTCAACAACGATATTAGTTTTTCGTTGTACGGAAATTTAATGTCTATCAACTCTCTGCCGTCAGCATGCTGATATTGCTCTACTGTTTTAACATTCTCAATCACTCGGAATGGCTGTTGATAAACAGGATTTTGTAGCAGGTCAGACAGATCAATATTAAACTGTTTATACAGTGTGTGATATCGCTTTAGCAGTGATAATCCTAACCGACCCTGTTTTTCAGTCCAGGCATATGGAGCATCTGCTAGACTGTTCATGGTTTTATGATCTGCAGGCAATGCTTTAAAATCTTTCCAAAAGTGCTCGTTATACGCTAAAATCTGTATTGCTTGTTCTATTGTGGTGATTGATTTATGTGTAGTTTTAGACATAGGTGTTTCTTGATAATTACAGTATAACATAGATGGTAATATTGTCAACCACCGTTATGTGCATACTTTATGAAACTTAAGAAACGAAGAAAAATCTCAGTAAAAGCAGTGAAGAAAGTTCGCTATCAGGTCAAGCAGGCATTGGTAAAACGTGCTGGCATCAAGAACTACAGGCCCACACTAGCACAGGCACAGAGTTGGTTCCGCATATTAAACAAAGGATTGTTTGAAAATCGTTTGCACATGCCTCCCATGGAACTCCGTCAGTTAACAGATTGTTTGGGACAATGTTTTTGCATATGGGACGCAAGAAAAATTAAAGCTGTTAACAAGCGAGCATTGCCAGTGGATCAACTGCCTCATAAAGGTATTGAATTTAAAATTGAATTAAGAAAACGCTTCGACACCTGGAAAGACTTTATCGAAACTCTTGCACACGAAATGGTTCATCTGCATCAAATGACCATTGACCGGGACATCTATTCCAATCATAACGCAAACTTCTATCGCTGGCGAAATAAATTTAACCGGCTTGGTTTAGGACTTTGTTATTAAACTCCGCGTAGGTCATCTTAAAAGTATTCTTTAGGTCTGTTCCTGTCTGCATATGATTAAAATATTCAGGAGGATTGTCATGCACGAGCGTAAAATTACAGTACGGTCTTTGTTTGATTATTCGTCTTAGGGTAGAATACCATGCTTCAAAAATATCACCGCCGTTTCTTTCTCCGTAATTTTCTGTGTCCTGGTACATGTTGTTCAGTTGCCCTGGACCATACTCTCGAAAATCATATCCTATCAGGTAGATGTTTTTATGGCCATGCACAGTGGCAGTCCATATCGCCTGATTACCGCTGGTGTAATGAGGATTACGAGGGATCAGTGTTAGTCCTTTGTTTCTGTTGACCTCCAACGTTGGAGCGTAACAAACACATTTTTCGTACACTTTATCCTCGCTGAGTTTTTTGCTCATTGGTGCGTCCACACTGAACAGATAGTCAGGAACAAAGTCTCTGTACAGAGCATTACATCCATAGGTTTGTCCAGACTCTGTCAATGATGTAAGATCGAATCCTTTTCTGGATGGGCCATTACCTATGCAGTATGCATTGCCCCTGGGCACTGCTTTAACCGTGTCCTCAAAATATTTTGTTTCTTGTATTTTCTTACCTCCACGTATGATAGTTTTTACTATCACAGTTTCGCCTGTGTACGGTGTCCACTCTATGGGTTCAACGACATTTGTATTTGATAAATTTACAGTCTTCATTTGATATATTTCTCCAACAGTCTTTCTCTGAGTCTCTTCCATGGTAACCCCAAACCAATCTCTTCTGTGGTCCACTCTGTGTAGGCTAATTGGTGTGCCCAATTTACTCTGTTTGGCTGAGCTGGTTGTGCAATGTCTGCCAGTGTGTGATTGCCCACATCATAGCACAGACTAGATTCTGATACAAACACAGGTATACCGTTTAATATTGATTCTATAGCCGGGTTGCTGGAATGATTCACCACTGCCCACGTGGAACGTAGCACTTTTTTAAAATCAGTATCGTCGTATGTGCTGTAGTCTTTCTTGGGAAGGTTAACTCTCACGTGAGGGTATTTTGTTTCGTCAAAATCAAATACATTTCTAGGATGAGGACGTATCACTATGGGTTTGTCGCAGTACTTCCTTATTTCTTTAATCCTTTGTTCGCACCAGTTTTTAGGTTGGGGCAATCCTTTCCACTGTTCGCTGGTATGGTGCTGTCCACATATCACAATGACATTTCCGGTCTTCTGCCACGGCTTCAACTCTAATTTAAACAACGGCCATCTTTTATCATCATAGGATTGATTGGCAAAGTCGGCGTCTCGGTTAATGCCATTGATGCCCATCTTCCACGTGGTGTTTCTCAGCAGTCCTCCCACTTCTAACACTACCACAGGTTTGCCCTGGGAACGAAAGTCATCCCAAACTTTTTTATTGCCAGCCATTCTGCCTTGCCATAGCACAGACCATATCACAGCTACATCACAGGTATTGTCATACTTGTTAAGAACTATTTTTTCACCTTTGGATTGTAGATGTTTTATCAAGGCCGCAAACACCGGCTGTGAGTTAAGACTGCCAAGCTCTGGAAACAGTGCTATCTTCATCTCCAGGTACTCGGGGCTTTCTTCCAATAGTCTACATCCAGTACATTTGCGGGTGCATCATCTCTAGGAGGTCTCAGATCGTTTCTTGCTGACGATCCCATGGTTTTTCTTTTGCCTTTGAAGTGATCCATGTACAGTCCAAGTTCACTGTTAATAAAAACGTGATGACCTTTCACACCTTTCCGGTAACCAATATCATTTACTTTTATATTGTGTTGTTGTTTGTATATTTTTGATAGATGCCAGAACACGTAAGAGTCGTGCCATTCTAACAATTTAAATAAACCGTTGGTTGTGTATAAATTTTCCCAGTCATTGATAAAATTCTGTATCTGTGGATGACGTAGATTATAGCCAACAAATCCACATTCGGGGTATTTGCCACCATCATTTTTTGTAGGATTCTCTCTGCCCAAATAGGTCAACATGGAATCTGTGGGTAACAAGGATTCTAAAAAGTTTCGAGGCATTGGACGAAAAGAGTAGGTATCAGCATCTAACCAAATCACATAATCATACTCTTTTTCTACGGATGTTCTCACAGCATGAACGACACAGAACACTTTGTTTGCAAATCTCACAGCATCAAACAGATAGGTTCCTTTGTTTTTATCATTGCCATTAAACTCAGGAAGTCTTCGTACCCCACCTGCTATCTCCTCTAACTCACCATTAGCAACAGGATCGTTCTTGTGCTTGTCTTTAAAGTCTATTAGAGCAGGTTGTACCTGATGTAGATCTATCCATTTTAATCTCGGATGAAACTTGTTAGTTTCTTCACACGGACCTTCGTGATATACATTAACAGCAATTTCTGGCCAATGGTCTAATACGCTTTGTACACATCGTTGTGCGTACTTGCTCCAAGTTCCAGGCTTATATGATGTTATGACTTTGATTTTCATTTATTGTCTATATTTAATCTAAAAATACATCTTATACTTTTTAATCCAGTCCCCACGCCAGTATCTCTGTGTCACAGGTTGTGCGAGGACAGAAGTCTGTATACTTCTTTACAAGCTCTGGGTAATTAAATATCTCTCCGTTATAAATTAATATATTACCACGAGGAGTTATCCACGGTTGTTTTGAATTCTCTGGATGATCTGTGATAGAAAGTAAATTATGTCCTAGCGTGATTTTATCATTTGACCATATACCTTGACCGTCTGGGCCTCTGTGAGAACATGCATTGATATACGACTGAATAAACTTTTCGTTGTTTTGTGTTATTCCGTATATGCCGCACATTAAAGACCTAGCTTTGATTTAAATCTTTTGTAAACAGTGCCGTCTTCAATTTCCCGAATACTCCACATTTTATATCCTAGGTCATGTAACCATTGAGTCCTGTCTGGATACTCTGGAGATTCAATCTTTGTTAAATCTTTATTTGCCACAGGCCAACACAGTGCAAGATCTGATGTACAAAATGTAGGTATGCCTCTTACGCAACTGTCTGTAGTGGCTGTGGAATTATGACTGACCACTGCGTGGCAGTTTGCAATCGCTTCTTGGAAATGAAACCTATAGTATTTCTTATCATCGCCTACAAAATGTTTCTTTCCTATAGCCACTTCCACATCTGCAGGGAATTCTTGCAACCTCTGCGATATATTATCTACATTGTTAGGATGTGGCCGCACAATAAATTTTCTTTTAGTTAACGGTCTCAGTACTTTATACACATTATTAAACCATTCAATGGGATCAAGCTCGTTCATGGACCAGTTGTCTTTAGGTTGTAAAACAAACAGTATAGGATCTTCAGGATTGGATACTCTCCATTCTTCATTTCTAACTTTAAAAAGTTTTCTCATCATTTCCCATCTATCCGAAGGCGAATTATCAGATAAAAAATCTCCATTGTTCATAGGAGTATTCAATGCAACTCTAAAATGGTGATCGGGTGATGTGGACACATTGCCAAAACTAGACAATAATCCTCCGTCGAATGTTATAACATGTGTGCCCTTGGCTTTGGCTCTCTCAACTAACTCCAATCTTCTACCTTTGGTATGATGTCGTTGATTGGTTCCTCCGTAGCCAAACATCACTGCTATAGGTGCTGTTGGCTCCATTTCTCCCTCAACTGTGGGGCCGGTTCTATTCTCATTAACTATAACCGGTTCGTCTCCTGCCGCCTTGATTCCTTTAGCCATTTGATATAATAAATCATAACTGTTGCCTCTCTTACGATCTTTAACTGTTCTTCTAAATATTTCAACTTTCATTTAACGCTTTCCATGCTGTACCGTTGGCCATTTCTGCCATGGTAAAATTACTGTATGCTAGACTTGAAAACAGTGCCATCCTGTCTCCGTATTTAGGCGTTTCTATTTTTGTAAAATCAGTTTCTGAAATTGGGAGGGCCGCACTGGCCTGGGTGCCACAGAACACAGGCACACCGTTGTGCAGGGCTTCTATCATGGTATTACTGTTAAAGGTGACCACAGCATGATATCTAGACCAATCGATCGGACCTTTCTGCTCTGTGGGTCTGTCCACTTTCACTGTTGCACCATATTGGTCTGTGGAGATATTGGGATTGTACGGCTTTTCTCTGATGTCCACAAATCTATCCGTGACTGCTGACAATGTTCGTAGAGTCTCTGCAATCCAGTCTGTGGCATTAAAAAAATTACTGATAGCAATGGTGGGAGGAAGAAACAATATGTCCTTTCCTGTTTTGTTCCAGGGTTTAAGTTCTCTTTTAAAATGTTTTTCATATCTGTCTGTGGGAACATTCTTTAACGTGGTCTGTGTGTGCCCGTTCTTTGTGACCCTTAACCAGTGCGGAGCATCGTGAGCATTGCCAAAATATCCATGATCCATAAAATAAAAATCTTTACCTTCTTTCTCACACCATTTGTATACCTCTCCAGATCCTGCAAGTATGCCATAGAATGCAAGAGTCTCTTCTGGTAAAGACTGCATCGTTTTAAAATCATAAATTTTATAAGGACCAGGAGTGCCTCTGACAAATGCATCCACATATCTCTGTGTTCGTGGTTTAGTGGTGTGTATGCCTGCTATGTTCATTTTCTATTTTGTTATTGTATTTCTTATAATTATACTATAAAATAACAGTATATTCAAACTTTATGTTAACCATATACGCACCCACAGATAAACCACAGAGCAAGTGCTGGAGAGTGTTTGATGGTATTAAACAGTCGTGGCCAGAAGCAGTAACAGTTGCAGACAACAGTGCGTCTGAAGCAACCACCCCTGCAATGTTTTGGGGATTTGTCAACAACAACACTCGACTGATACACCAGTTGGAACTAGCACAGCAGGATTATTATTTTACAGACACTCCATATTTTGGAAGATTTAACAATGCAGACCTCACAGACACCAATCATTTTTGGCGTATTTGTAAGAACAGGATACACGCACAGTTCATAAAAGATTGCCCCGAAGATAGATTTAAACGATTTAATATTGATATCAAACAGCGTCCTAATTACAAAGGAGAGTATATTTTAATCTGTCCTAGTTCGGCAGGGGTGGACAATTATCTACATGAGACTAATTGGTTGGTAAACACCATAACAGATATTGAAAGACACACAGACAGGCCAATACGAATAAGGAAAAAACCCAGAGGCAATGGCACATCTGGCCCGTCCGTAGCAAATATATCCATAGAAGAGGATTTGGAAAATGCCTGGGCATGTGTTACCAGTTGCTCCATCAGTGCCGTGGAAGCCGCAGTGAACGGAGTGCCTGTTTTCTGTCATTACAAAAGTTTTGCTAAGGTTATGGGATCAACGGATCTGTCAGAGATTGAAAATCCTTTTTATACCGATCCTTCACGTTGGTTGAACAGTCTGGCCTATCAACAGTTTACACCACAAGAATTTGCCAACGGTACTGCTGTGGGTATAATGAAAGATATAGGCATAATATGAACATAGTAAATACTCGTATATGAAAATTTTTATAACAGGAGTGGCCGGATTTTTAGGCTCACATCTTGCTGATTTAATGTTGGCTGGTGGACACACAGTTGCGGGTAATGACAATATGATCGGTGGCTACACAGATAATATACCACAGGATGTAGAGTTTCATCAAGTAGACTGCTGTGATCTAGAAAATTTAACCAAAGCAATGGAAGGCTGTGACATTGTGTATCATTGTGCGGCCACTGCATACGAAGGACTATCTGTTTTTTCACCAGTGCTAGTCACAAGAAATATTTTTGAAGCATCTGTTACAACCATTACAGCGGCCATACGAAACAAAGTTAAACGTATTGTGTACTGCTCGTCAATGGCAAGATACGGACATCATGAAGAAATGCCGTACCAAGAAACCTACGAATGTCGTCCGCAAGATCCTTACGGTATTGCAAAGAAAGCTGGGGAGGATGTTCTAAGAAATTTGTGTGAGACACATGGAGTAGAATATGTTATTGCTGTGCCACACAATATTGTTGGGCCAAGACAGAAATACGACGATCCATTTAGGAACGTGATGTCTATCATGTTGAATAGAATGCTACAAGGCAAACAGCCTATCATCTACGGAGATGGCAAGCAAAAAAGATGTTTCAGTTATATTGACGATTGTCTGTATTGTTTGAATGCTCTGGCTTTCCAAGACAATGTAATAGGCGAAACAGTTAACATTGGTCCAGACGAAGAACCTGTTACCATAAACGAACTAGCAGAAGCCTGTGCTAACGAAACAGGAATTAATCTAGATCCAATACATCATAAAGACAGACCCAAAGAAGTTAAACTAGCAACCTGTTCGTCAGACAAAGCTAGACAGTTGTTGGGTTACAAGACCACGACTAATATGCGACAAGCAGTGAAAAAAACTGCTGAATACATTAGAACCAGAGGCACAAAAAAGTTTCAATATCATTTACCTCTAGAAATTATCAATGAGCATACTCCAAAAACGTGGAAAGATAAGTTAATATAATATCTTAAATTAAATTAGTAAAAAATTATTAACGAGTTTAACTCGAAAAAAGATTAATAACTTCTTTTTTCCACACATCAGCATACTCACAATCTCTATACCCATCAAACCATGGACCGCCTTCTGTGTAGTGTAGAATTTTAGGTGCCCCATCTTTGGGCTCTTTGTACCAGCCTACCAACCAGTTGTATTCATGTGGCAGGGAACCAATGTCCTCGTCCTCCAACCAACTAAATCTGTGTAGGAATTGCGGAGTTTCTTTGTTTAACAATTCTGGTGTGAGTATTTTATTTTTAGGATGAGCACAATTCCACAGTACCATTGATGACCAGTTCTTTCTTGGATACACAGTCTGCACCTGTCCGTCCATTTTAATATCGCCTTCTTTGGGAGTGTAGTCGTGTTGCACACATACCACTGCTTTAGAATCATCGCAGTATTGTTCTAGTTCTGTGGTGGGAACTTTCCAAACAAAGTCGCAGTCACAGAACACTGCCCATCCTTTATAATCATTTAGATAGGGTACAAAAAAACGAGTAAATGTAAATTCTGTTGTGGCTTGTTTATCAATGTCTCTGCGATACATACCATCGGCTCGCATATCTTTTTGTTTAAGTGGAACTACTTCTGAATTAGGATCTCTGCGTTTAATAGAATGTTCACATACCTGATATGATATGTCTTCTCTTGGATCCCATCCTACATATACTTTTAAGCTCATGTTATACTCTTCCGTTGATTACTTTGTATATATGTTTCCAGTTCTTTACTCTTGTAATTTCTCTGTGTTTAAATCTACGATTGTAACTGTGATCCACCAGTAATGGCCGTAATCCATAGTCCAATCCCAGCAGTGCATTCTCTGGTTTGTCTTCCACCCACCATAAATTCGTGCCATGGAACTCTGCTAGAGCAGAATCTTTGTCAGCACCGGTTTCTAGAATAATAAAGTTTTCAAACACAGTACCTCCAAACAGTTCTCGCAACCTTGTTTTCCTTAACTCCTGTGCGGGTCTGTCTGTGGTCTGTGATGTGATAGGGATAAAAGTCCATCCTTCTGCGTGTAACAGTTTGACCCAGGTCTGAGATTCCGTCATGGGATCTTGGTTGCTCATCCATGCTGAGTTGTTAAATTCTTTTATAAGTGATTCTTTAACATTTTTGTGTAACCCGTATCTTTTTTCCATGGAGTAAAGATTTTGTTTGCCAGGTTTTTGTTTATAGCCTTTGCCAGCCATCCACTTGGCAAAATGTTCTTCCCATTCCAGGAGTACACCGTCTACGTCTGTGAGTATGATTCTTCTATCTAATGGACGCATCTTCCATCCCCGCCACTCTCAATTTAACGATGTTGGTAAGTTGCCATTGCTTTTGATCTAATCCTTTTAGAATACCTAGCCATTTATTTCGTAGTAGAGCAAATTCATTTACAATTTTTTCCATGTCAACAACATCTGCTTCGCCGTCCACATATTTCTCTACATCTCTAGATGATAATGCTCTTTGGTAGTTCTCTAAAAATTTTTTAAATACTTGAGACCGTAATCGTCTCTTTTCTATGTGGAGATATTCTAATATAGCTTCTATTTCTTGTAATTGATTGAAACGGTGTTCCACTTGTCCTGGCATTGCGGCACTGTTCTTTTCGAGATTGCCCCATATACCAATTTCTTTTTTAGCTTGATCTAACTCAACAGTATAGTGTTGTATACACTCTGGTATTTTAGCGATGCTTAAACTTACTGTGGAGTACCAACTCATTCTTCCTCGTAGTATTTGTTAGCTGTTTCTTCGTCTTCATCTTCGGCTAGAACTGCTTCTATGGCCTGTTGTAATTTTTCATCAAATTCACCTGACGATTTAATTACCTCTGGATCAACGTCCATGTCAACCAGTGTTTTAACATAGTCCACAGCACAATCCACTTTCATTCTCTCTGGCAGATAGTTTGAAACTGTAATCCAAATTTCTTCTATTTGCTCTTTATTCATCGACTCCATCTTTCTCAATTTCCTTTTCGTCTACTGGTTTTTTGTTAGCAACGTCATGGAATTCTGCCATAACTATGTCTAATTTATCTCCAGTCCAATTTTTTCGGAACTCTACGATTTCTTTGCCTTTAGAGTCTACATATTTTAATCTATTACCTGTTTGTTTCAACAGACCTTTTTTCTCAAACAGTTCTACAAGTCCGCTATATGGATTCATTCCAGTCTCGTACGGAATCTTAACCTGTACTGATTCAAAAGGTTTGGCATAACGAGTTTTCATAACTTTACAAGCGGCTCTAATACCTCTCACGTCAGTTACTTTGTTGCCATCTTCGTCCTCTTTTAATTTCAATTTCTTCATTGCAATCACAATAGAACTTGCATAGATGAAGCCTTGTCCGCCTGATATCTTGTCATCCGGATCAAACATATCTTGAGATGCGTATGTGTGATTGGTTGCTATCAACCCTACATTATATGATCCAAACATGTTCACAGTGTTACGGACCAATGAAGTTAGTGCTTTAGGTTTTCTACCCATGTCACCTTTCATGTCTCCTGCTTCAAATTGATTTACATCTGTAGGTGTAAGCATCATGCCCAATGAATCAATTACAAATAATACTTTTGGAGCATTTTCTTTGTCGTCTGCGTGTGCTTCCTTGTAACCTTTCATAAACTCTGACATAGTCTTTGCTACATCATCGATCATAGACATGTTAAGTTTTAACAACTTATCTTCTGATGTATCTACTTTTAATGCCTGCAACCATTTTTCGTCCAGTGCATTCTCTGTGTCAATCAGTATCACATAGATACCTTGTTCTTGAGCATTCTTAATAATATTACCTGATGCAATATAAGATTTACCTGCTCCAGATTCACCTGCTAGGACTGATACTTTGCCTAGTGGAATACCCTTGTTGAAGTCTCCTGAAATAAGATAGTTCAGTGCAAAGTTGCCTGTACTGATCCAATCTGTGGGATCGTTGAATCCTAAACCTAAGCCTTGGATTGATTTTGTAATACTTTTTCTAAATTTTGATATATCAAATGGTTTTGTCATAATGTGTATATATTAGCACCAAGTAGTCACCCTGTCAATAGAATGACTACTTGGTAAAGGGTTTTTATTTGCTTTGTCTTGATCTAATGAGTTTCAGAATATCTTCAGCTCTTTTAGCACTGTCACCTGCTGGTGCAGTAGTTGCCTCTGCTGGCGCTGGTGCTGGTGTTGCTGTAGTTTCTGTGTTCACTGCTGGTGCTACAGTAGCCGCGGTAGCTGGTGCTACAGGAGCCGCTGTTGTATTAGATGCACTTGCGGGTGAACTGTTAGTAGATGCTGATGGTTGATAAAACATACCTGCTGGTTTGTAATACTGTCCGTATTTTTCCAAATCATATGCTTCACCTTCAACAGATTTTTCAAATAATTCTTTGATTATTTTTACTTCTGCATCTGTTGGTTCTTTAGGTCTAAAGTCGTTAAGATTATGCAAACTGTGTTTATCAATTGCCGCTCTTTCCGCTTCGTCTAAAGCTCTTTCTCTTCTTGACCATTTGGAAGTTGAATAGTCAGCATAACCACCTTTTGAGGTTTTAGTTATTCTGAAATCCACACCTCTCACCGAATCAGTTGGTAATTCTTCCATTTCTGGATCCATTAATGCTGATCTAATGATGTTGAAGATTTGAGGTCCAATAATAAATCTTCTAATTGGATTCTCTGGTGATTCTTCAGCCAGTGGATTGTTTAGAACAAAACCTTGAAAGATGTATGATTTCTTTTTCCAATATTTTCTGCCCATGTCTTCCATCGACTTGTCTTTGAACCACGGTCTTACTTCAGTCAGTACTGGACAAGTTTTTCCGTACATTTCCATACACGGTACTTGTACCTGCACTGGTCTTGAATCTGCCTGTCCTTTAATTCCAGCGAAAGGCAATTTGATCATTGCTCTCTCTGTCCAGAAAAAAGTGTTGTTTGGATCTTTGTCAGGTAAGAAACGTACTACTGCTTCCTGTCCTTCTTGTATGTTCCAATGTGGGTAGATGGCGTTGTCTCCGCCTGTGTTAGAAGTGGAGCGATTCACCTCTGTAGATTTTAACTTCGCTCTTATCTCTGCTAGTGTTGCCATAATGTAAGCCTCCTTGTTTGCCTATGTTTAGTTGTTTGTTTGTCTGCCTAAATGTATATTAGACATATAGTACATAATATACACACTTATTTATCTTATGTCAAATGAAATATTAAAATTTATCAAACCACCAATGTTTGGTTTTTTCTTTACGGTTGATGTTCTTAACGTGCCACCACACAGCATTTGGATCAAAATTAGGTTTGTGCTGTGCATTATCGCCATGGTCCATCCAGGTGTTTGGAAAATTATCACCAGATTTACCAAATTTACGATACAGTATCAGTTGATCCCATCCATTCTCATATCCTCCTGCTCGTTGTAGATCAGCAATCTCTTTTAGAGTATTAACAGTGTCAGGGTTATTATTAAACAGCACAGAAGCGGCCAACATTTTGAACTTCTCTTTTTTATGTGTGTGTCTCCAGATACCCAACACAGAATTTTTAGATGACAAATTAAAAGGTTGATTCTGGCGAGTGTCAGCGTCCTGTAACAGCACACTGTCGTGGCCTTTTATTAATGTGTGTATGTGTCTTAGTCTGATAGTCTGACAAAATGTTGTGTAATCAAGGGTGTCTTCTATAGGTTGTGGTATGATCTGTATGTCTTGTCCTTTAAAGAATTCTTCCCATGCACCTGGTCCTATGGCTATAACACTCTTGCAATCAAAATTATTTTTTAAGGATTGTAACAGGGCGGTCACGTAGTGTCTGTAATTCCAATCTGCGGAAGTTACAAGATGTATGGACATTAATGTGGAGTTTTATTACTGGATGTTAGCTAGGTGTTTGATTCTATCTAAATCTGTGTTGATCTTCTCTGCTTCTGCTTGGTCTTTCGCTATTTCCTGATCTTTGTCATCTGCTTCATCATCTGGATCTCTGATCACCATGTCTGGAGCATGGTCTTCGTTTCCAATGTTAGACAGTTCTTTGATTCTGTCCAGTTCATTGTTGTCTTCTGACTCGGGCTGTTCGAATTTTGACTGCATCTTCATTGCAATTGCATCGTACTCTTCCTGTGCGGCCAGCAATGCTTCATCGTGCTCCGCACCTCCTGGTTGTATCACGTAAGTTGCATACTCGTCATCCACTTTGGCATTGCCTTCGTATTCTGATTCACCCTGCAGTGAGTTTGGATCTACTTGACCATTTACCGCTTTGTAATGTATCTTACCATAGGCTGTCTCGCCGTCATCGCCTGTGAATTCGTATTCAAAAGAGCCTTGATAATCATCAGAGTCTTCGTTAAAGAAAGTTTCTAATTGCATTCCTGCTCGTTCGATAGCATCTTTAAGAGTGTATTCTGTATCACCTACAGTGAACTTATCACCTGGTCGCATTCCAGCCGCTTTGGCCTTGTTGACTGCTTGAGCAAAATCATTGCCTTCTGTTGCTGTTTCTTCTTCCGGATTGGTGATTGCTTTTGAACCTTTCACTAGGTATGCAAGGGCGCCTTTCATTTTAGCGGATACTCCGTGTTTTTTCAACAACATCATCATGTCGTCATCCATGTCTCCTGACCCATCCTGATCGAAAGGATTGGATGAAAATTCAAATCTTGATGTGTTTATGTCATTCATGCCTGCCTGTAGGCCATCAGTCTTGAATGAATCCGCTATGGAAGTCATTTCTTCGTGTTCCTGATCACCGTGCTGGTCTTTAGGATAGCCATCCGCAATACCTTGGAAATATTTTGCTAATTCCTGTGCCAATGCGTCGTCGCCTGCGTCTTCTTCCACAGGTTGTTCTGCGGATTCTACTCGACTATTATTATAATCTATCATCACCCAATCTGCGTACCAAGTAGAATTTTCTAATTCTTCCTGCTGTTCTGATGTTAGGTCTGTGCCATCGATAAATTTAGCGTCAGAGATGGGAGCAATAAGATCTCCGTAATCCTGCATGTCGTATTCGATGGTGGATTCGTCCACTTCCTTGCCGTCAATGATCATTGGTTGATCTGTGTTTTCTTCAACCGGTTGTTCTGATGAATCTACAATATTGTCGGCCCATGATTCAAATTGTGCTTCAACATCTTCTTTGGCTTTGCCCTGTCTGTCTTTTTTAGGGTTGCCAAATTCTGCTGGATCCTGTCTCACTTGACCTGCATACTCTGGATCTTGTTGAATTTTTTTATAGTCGTCCACATATCGTTTGGCCAATTGAAATGCAATTTTTTTATTTGCGATGTAATCTTTTGTAACGTCAAAGAACGGTGTGCCTTCTCTGCCAATGTCGTTGGCTATTTGAGAAGCAAAGTTTGCTACTCTGTCTTGGTCGGGAGTTTTAGTTAACATTCTTGAAGCAATGTCGCTTAAGATAGAACTTAACATTCCGTTTTTTGTTGTGAATTTTGTACGTTTCAACATGGCATCTGCTGAATCATCTTTTCTAAGTACCAATTTGTTTTCTGGATCAGACAGATATTGCTGTACCAAAGGTGCCGCATTTACCGGAGCAGGAATCTCTGCATCCTTGGCTGAAATAGGTGCATCCATTTCTGGATCTGGTATCTCATCTTCTGGTTTGTCAAATTCTTGCATGATAGAGTGTAGTAATGGTAGAGCAGATTCAACTCTGTCATCCATGTGTTTTAATGTGAATTTTTCTCTCAAAGAATCTTTAGTAGCATCATCCAGTTCTGCTATTGCGGAAGGTTGGAAAGTTTCTTTGATTGCTTCGTAATTTTTTTGTTTGGAAAGTCCTTTAACATACTTTCTCATGGTTTCTAATTTCATTTTTGCTTTTTCAATGATATCACCAGCTGAATCATTCAACTGATCCTTGTTGGCTGTGTATCTAGAAAATGAATTTAGTTGTGCAATTTGTTCGCTCACTCCCACAATGTGCTTACCAAAATCGTCATGTGGTACGCCACCGTTTGCAACGTGTCGAGCCATGGCCCTTGCACCTGCTAGGTGTACTAGTGGATACTTGAATCTCTCACCATCGGAATTTTCAACGTATAGAGAATTAATATTTCTTGTTCTGTCTCCAGGTATGTTCTCGTCCACTGCTTTGGAGTGACGGATAATCAATCGAGTTTTATCTAAATTCTCAAATGAACTTTTAGAAGTGCCTGTTAGCCCTTCTGCTAGACCTGATAATTTAACTATTCTATTAAGTTCTTCTGACATATCTGCTGTATTTACCGTTTGATTCGTGTCTGCAATATTCTTAAAATCCTGTTTTGTTAGGCTAGATTTAGTAATATCTCGCACATCGAAGCCCAATTGATGTGTTACAGCAAAGTCTTTTAATTCTTTAAGGAAAGCATACCATTCTGTTTTATCGTCTTCTTCTAATTTTTCTATCAATCCTTGGTTGTAGAATACTTTGACACTCTCACCGTCTGCTAAACTGATAGAAACTCTTCCAAATGAATCACCTTCTTCCTGAAAATCAAAGTCAAAAAACACAGCATCGCCAGGATCAGCTGACGCTTCTCCCATAGCATCACCTATCTGTATGTTGCTGAATTTGCTTCTTATTTTGTTAAACAAGTCATTGGATGTTTTTGATGAAATCATACAGTATTTATTTAAACGCCTAGATTAGCAAAAATTGGCATGGGTGCTGTCCATTCAGAACTTCTGTTGGTCCATTGCTCAAATATCTTAGGATCAAAGTCTGCTAACACTTTCATCATACGAGTCATTAACAGTGCCGACGACACAAGGTCATCGTGTTCACCGGGTTTACCCTTAAATGATACCCCCGAAGCAACAAAACTCTTTAACTCTGATATTAGAGCTTTAGAGTTAATTTCCATTTTATTGTTTTCAACCAGCTCTTTAAACTTGGCACAAGCATCAATTTTGTGCTTGGCAGTGGTGTTAAATCCTCTTCTAAATTTTCTACGATGACCTTTCCTAATAGGTTCTGACAGGAACGAGCCCATTATGTTTTCCTCACCTATGTCCATGACCCTGTTTAGAGCCGCTTCTCCCAGTGTGTTGTTTTCCATAGAATAGAATATGCTGGGTTGTGCTTGGGAATCTTGTTCCATTATTGTGTCATGGATATACTTGGTTATGGATTGTAGAATTCTTATCTGTTGATTGGCAGGCGTGGTGTTATGATGCCATTCCCCCACCTGTTTAAATGTGGGTAATTCAAATATCTGTATAGCTGAGTAATCGCCTCCAGAGCCCAGCGAAGGATCCAGCGCCACCATGTAGGTGTGTTTGGGTTTGGGTTTTGCATACCAACGCACTTGACCTTGATTCCAAATAGGATCTTTGCCTTCCATTTCAATAAGCCTCATACTGGATATTAGAGTTTCGTCGTAGATTAAAAATTCACATTCGTGCTCTCGTCTAAATCGTTCTGTGCCAATTCTAGATTTCTCAGCCGCGGCCCACACTTCGTCTCGATCAGGATGTTCCGACCAGTGTGCTTTCATGGCATAGAAACCATTAGTACCTGTTACTGTGTCATTGCCAAACTCGTCAATTCTTTTTAGTGCTTCTTTCCAAATAAGAGCGAACTGATCTTCATCCGAATTGGGTGTAGAAGTAATCAAACATTTTCCTCCTGTGGAAAGGGTAGGAGACAACGAAGTCCAGAATTCTTTTGCTTTCTCCGGTGGTTGCACAAATGCAAACTCATCACAATAAACCAGTGTTAAGGACATACCCCGTCCTGTATTTTCAGTTGTGGTGGTTGCTGAAATCTTTGAACCGTTGTCAAATTCTATAGAGTTTCTGTTGTACTGTGTGACACCTGCTTTGATCCACGAAGGCAACATCTCATATCCATAACGTACTCGTGACATAATGTCTGATGCTCCTGCATACTTGTGTGCCGCGATCAGTATTTGAGAATCTGGTCTGAACATTGCATACCATATAAGGTAGCCAGCCGCACAGGTGGTCTTGCCTGTTTGTCGAGGTAGCATAGCAATGGAAAAACGATGACTGTTGTAACTTTCAATCAATCTCTCTTGGTATGGAAACGGAATAAAAGCCATTGATCCTTTGGTAGGATGCTGAATCTTTATAAATTCTTTCATGAAGTACAGAGGACCTGTTTTAGGATCCATACACTTTTCTAGTTTTATTACTTGTTCGTGAGTGTATTTGTGCTTCTTATTTGCTTTTTTAATCTGGTCAGAATCCAGTGATACGTATGCCATAACAGTATTTAAGTTAAAAACTTAACCAATTATAAAATAATATATGTTGATTATGCAGTTATTGCTATTGAACTAGCCGCAACAACTAGTGAACCACTAACATCAATATTGTTAGCACCCACTGTAGATCCGTCGTCGTTTGATTCAGAAATGCCTCTTAATCGAAGTTGTAAGTCTGCAACGTTGTTTTGATTTTTATCGAGTATTATGTGCATTGTACCCGATGCATCATTTTTAATAAAGTAAAGAAGAGGATTAAATTCTTTTAAAATTATTTCTACTGTTTCGTTAATAGCATCATCTTCTGCTCGTAAATCAACCACAGCAGAAGCTGAAGGGCCATTTTTGATTGTGAAAAGATACGCATTACAGTTGGGAGAATACATCGTTCCCACTGTTGTTTGTACTTGTCCTGCAAATTGTCTTGTAAGTGTTGCCATCGCTATTATTTATGCTACCAAAAATGTAGCCGCAATCGCTACTGTTGATCCGCTAATATCAATATCATTAGGACCAACCGATGTTACAGTAGCCGTTCCTGCATCTTTGCCAATTCTTCTTAATTGAACCTGTAAATCAGCGGCGGTGCTTTGACCTTTATCTAGAATCATGTGCATTGTGCCTGCGGTTGAGTTGGTAATAAAATACGCTAGAGGATTAAATTCTCTTACTATTTGTTCTACTGTTTCATCTACAGCATCATCTTCTGCTCGTAAGTCAATTGCAGAAGCACTTTCATTTTTAATTGTAAACAGCCAAGCTGTTGCATTAGGAGAATACACAGTACCTACTGTAGCTTGTCGACCGTTTCCTGTTAGAGTAACTGTTGCCATACTAATTATCTATCCTTCTTTTGCTCGTTAACTGCATTCAAATAATTTGCTTTAAATTCAGCATATTGTTTTCTTAAAGAATCAGTCATATTTTCTGTTGCTTTTTGCATTGGATTATCTCCGCCTGCGACTTTTGGATGTGTGCCTTTTTGTCTGTTCAGTCCGCCTGAATGGAAATTAACAAGTGTGTCTGTGTCTTGTGTTTTTTCATCTGGTTCGTTGGCATAATTTTCTTCATGTTGGTTAATTGTTTGATCATCAACCGGTTGTGGGTCAATGCCTGCTAGTTTTAATATCTGCATCATCATTGATGCTTCTTGTGGGGTGTCTGCTGATATTTGAACTGCTTCTTTGTAAACTTTTTTCCCTTGTTTATGAAGTTGTAGAGCTGTCTCAGCGTCTGGCGCATGTACGTGATCTTTTTTATCAGCTGTATTAGAATTATCTACTGTCGCTTTACCATTTTTGATAATAAATCTATCGTTGTCGTAGGCGTCTTCTTCTTTTACGACTTCTTTATCCTTGATGGCTTTTTTCATGGGCTCTTTCTTGTCGCCGTCTTTGTCCATGTCCAAGAAGTCTGGTTTTGCCTCTTCGATTGGTTTTTTGTTTTCTTCTAAATTACGTTTTTTCATTTCGTCTTCGATAGCACCTGCATCACCTGCATAAGCATTTGCCATGACAGCGTTGTACGTGTCTGTTAATTCTTTGTCTGTCATTTTACTGTAATCTTGCGAGTCTTCTGAAACTATCGCTTCAGCTGAAACTATCGCTTCAGTTTGTTTTGGATTTGTTCTTGTAACATTATCAATAGCATCGTCCACCAATCCTGGAGTTGATTCATTAATTTCTTTTAGTCTGTTTAGTACGTCTAGCATTTCCATATTATTTTTTCCTTTTTGGATCAGGGTGTGGGTTGTTTACTTTTGTAAATGGAGCAGGATTATTTTCTGATTCCTTGCTCTGTGTGTCTTGAGTTTTTTCTGTTTTAGCAAACTCTTGTTTTTTCTTGTCTTTTAATAATTCTTTCAACAGAGAAGCATTCGCTTTATCACCATAAATTTTATCTGCTTCCACTTTGGGAGCATCACCATATTCGATGTCTTGTAATTTTGATTTGTATTCTGACTGTGCCGGTTTTTCTTGATACTCTTCTGTGGGTTCTCCTGGTTTACGAACCACAAGTTGATTCTTTGGAAGGTTCAAGTAGTATGCTAGATATTCTTTTAATTCATGTGATGAAACCGGATAAGCTGTTTTTAATTCGTATATTGTGACTTCCATGTTTTTCAACATTGGGAAATCCAACGGCATCTCCTGGATGGGAGTTTTTTTACCTGCTGAAAGTTTTTTAACCTCAAACTTTTGGCAGGCAGTTTCTAACCTGTTAGCAAAATCGTCACTTATTTGACCTGCGACTTTAATTTTATAGTCGTATTCTTTGATAGATTCTGTTAGATACCGTGCAAATTCGCTCATAGTGTGTTATTTAGTCTTTTTTCATTAACTTCTTCATTAATTCGTTACGGTCAGATATGATGTGTCCTTCTGATTCTACTGCCGCTGTGCCTTCTCCGGAGGTATCGCTGTCTAATTTCATCTTCTTAAGTTGCAGTTCCACCATCCTTAATTTATTCGCAATCTTGTTGTTCTTAGCGTCTATGGCATTACGCAACATGCCTGATGCAACCTCAAATATACGTCCTGAATAGCGTGAGTCCACATTCATACCTAGATCCATTAGGTTCTTGTAGCTCTCTTCTGCTTCCACAGCCAGCTTGTCCATTTCTAAATCTGACAGTTCGCCCAGTCCTTTTACCTGAGGCAGTGCTCTTTCGATTTTATCAAATTCTGCATAGGTAGCCTTCAGTGCCGCGGCCGTCTTGGCATCCACATTCTTGGGGATTTCTCTGCCTGCTTCTCTGTTTGTTTTTTCTTTTTCTTTGCTGTCTACTTTTTTAAATGCTTCTTTGACGTTGGGTAGATTGAGGATGTCTTCTAATTTCTTTGTCATTGTGTTTTATTTACTTACGTTTGCCTTGATGGAATAGTTGTTCTTCTGACACAACACGGAATGTTATACGTCTCTGTCGAGCATAGGCATTTGCGGCTTCCCATTTGGCATGGTTAATTACCACTTGAGTTTTTCTTCCCATGCTTTTACCAGCTCTTTCCATGGTGGTCTGGTTCATAGGCTTAACTTCGATCATCTCGGCGTGTTTACGCCCCTCTTTGTCCATGTAAACTATGAAAAAATCAGGTACATAGATTGTGTGCTTGCCTGTGATAGGATGACGATAGGGAATACGTATGGCTTCTGATGCCCACTGATACACATTAGGATGTTCATCACACAATCGCATAAAAGAGTGCTCCCAACTGCTTCTATAGGTGGGTGTTTTTGTGCCCACATACTTTCCTGGGTTCTTGAGTGTGTATTTCCCTCGAGCAAAATGCATTATGAAACGATATTTCTTGATACAAAGTCTTTGGCAGTGCGAGTGGATCGCACACCTACCCTGCTGGATTTATATCTGTTGGCGTTCAGCACCACTGTGATTAGTTCTGAAAGTTGTGTGGGAGTTGCTTTTGTTAAGCTGTCGATGATTTGCTGTGACGGTACGGAATCAATTTTAGCCTGTTGTAAAATTACATAAGCCGTTTCTTCAGCAGGTTGTCTGTCAAACCCACTCTTTACAAAAAAACTAATTGCGGCATCTAGATCATTCTGATTGAATTCAAATTTTTCTGTGTATTGAGTGTTGGTCAATGCATCTATCGTTTTATCTAGATTGTCTTTGTTTTTTTGTGGAAGATTAGTATAAAATTCAGCCATTATAGATTTGCCCTTTCTACATTAATAGTAACATCTTTAGAGTTTCTGTTAATTTTTATATAGCCCTCAGTGACCAATTTTGCAATATCTGTGAGTGCTCTAGATTGGTATACAAATTTTTGATTGGTGGTTAGTGCGGCATAGTTAATATCACTCTCTGCAATAGTATTGCCCTGTCGTGAACCTATTATTTTATAATAAATGCTCGAGGCTACTTGATCTTTTAAAGTGGCATTAGAATTAATTAAATTGTATGCTTCTGTGGGTGATAGATAGTTAGCGGTGTCTATCACATAGCTCTGTACAGTTGTGTTCCTGTTTTTATTATCTGCATTGTCTGTTAGTCCTCGAGCAACAGCAACTCCAGCACCAGTAAGTACTGCGGCTGTGGCAACATTTCCTATAGAAAATTCTCCAACAGGATTTGTATTTGTGCCTGCTTGTTTGCCAATATCTAACACACCCTCTTTGACTATGCCTTTTAATTCTTCTTTGACTGCATCTTTGGCTTTGATTTTTTTAGCATTGTTGTAGGTGTTGATACCTTTTAGAATCGTACCCACTCCAAAGTTACCATTTTGAATGTCACCCAACACAGATCCTATACCATCCACAATACCACCTGCTCCAAATATAGATTGAGTTCCGCCGCCCAGCACACTCAATGGTGATGGTGACAGATCATAATGTATGGTAGCAAATCCTGCAGGTGTTCCATTTCTTACAATTTTGCCAGCACCGTAAAGCACTGTTTGATAAACAATCTGCATGGTGTTGGCCATAAGTCCTGTTCCGTCTGTTTGATCCAAATCGTCATGAGCAAATGTTGTAATAACAGGATTAACTAATGTGAAACTTGTAAATTGTTGTTTGTGTAGAGCAAATATCTGTATGCTTTTTATAAGAGGTTCTCCACTTTTTTGTGCACCATCAAGACCATATTGTGATTTTGTTCTAGTAGCATTATAATAATCATCTTTTTCTTCCATACCCGGCGTGGATAACGCCATACCGAATGAATCTTGTATGTTGTACTCGTAGTAGGCTTTCCAGAATGCATTCACAGTGTCTGCGTGATCGTCATGGAACGTGATGTTAACAGGTTCGTATGTGAGCCTGGATGGAATGTACACTTTCTTGTTGTACTGATTTTTCTCTTCCACATTGAAATTATATTTGGGTAATGTACAAGAACGAACCAGCATATTGAGTTCGTATTTTTCACTGGATGTTAATGCTCTTGTAAATTTTGAGTCGTCCACATTGATGACCACGTGGAACATGAACTTCTGCTTGGGCATCAATTTGAAATTATCGTCTACGTACAATCTCGATGCATGAGCATAGTCTTTCATGCCTGGAAGACCGTCTGAGAACCCTGATAAAAAATTATTAATACTTGGCATACATCATATTTATGGCCATAAAAAAAGCGCCGTTAAAGGCGCTTCTTTTACTTTTAAATGTTATCGAAATTAGATACCACCGCCTGTGGATAGTGTACCTATTGTTCTTGTAACAGCACTTCCAATACCTGTACCTTGTGGTGTTTGGATAGCATTGTCGTATTTGATAGACAGAGTGATGGTTGCTACCTCTGAAGTTGCATATGCCAGTGAGTTGTAGTTCACAGATTGTACGTAAGAACCGTACAATTCCCAAGTTTCTAATATACCTGGTGCTGTGGCTCCATTACCACCGTCCAACATCTCAATACGTGTTGTAAATTTGTAATCAATGCCTGATGCGGCACTGGCTTGTTCAAAGAAATCAAATTGTTTTTGAACCTGTTCGCCCACCAGTTTAGAAACTGAGTTGTTAACATCATCTCTAAGGTTAATAGTGATGGCTTCCCAGGTGTGTTTGCCTGGTAGATATACTTTTGAGTTGTACACATCTAGTGTGATATCATCAAAAGTTAAGTTTGGTCGAGTCACATCCATTACCTGTTTAGTAAGTTCTGATCGAGGTGTGGATACACCAAAGTTCTCCAGTACAACTCTAAATCTATACTGAAGTTTTGGCATCAATAAACCTTGTGATGCTGAACTTTGATCGTTTGCTAATGGTACTGTAAATTTTGAAAGTGTTGAAATTGCCATATTGCTCCTTTACTTACCGAGGATTAGTTGCCTAGGTTCGCTATCTCCCCTGTGTTTTTGATTCTTAAAGGTATGTAAATGAATTCAACCGATTTAACTGGTTCAATTGCAATATCCACATACAGTTCATTTCTATCAATTCTAGTTGCTGTGTTGTTCGTCTCATCACACACTACTAAGAAGTCATATAATGCTCTTTGTCCTACTAGTCCTAATAAGAAAGATTCAATTGCTCCTCGGATCTCATTTCTAGTCAAAGTATCATTTGGTTCAAAAATAAACGGTTTAGCAATAGCATCTAATTGTGATCTTAGAAACACTGTTAATCTTGATACGTTGATTCTATCTAGTGCTGATGATGTGTTAGTTTTGGTTAAGTTACCAAAGTTCACAATACCTGCTCCTGAGAAGAAAGTGATTGGGTTAATTTTTGCTGTGTGCATTGCATCTCTTGTGCCTTCTGTTAACGAGATAGTCTGGAATTCACCTGTTGATGCTTGTACATATCCTACTGCTGTTGCATTATCAACAATACCTCTTCTTGTACCAGCCGGTGCAAACCAAGGGTAACCAATGTTGTCGTTGTTAGCCAGTG